TGTGGTCGTCAATACGACCATAATTTGACATGTAGTCAACGAATCGTTTTGCGATGTATTCTGCGTCGTGTTTTTCTAATATCATTTAACCAGTATAAAGCATTTTTTTGATAAAGTCAATGATTTTTTGCTGATCATCAAAAGATTCATTAAGAAACTCGGTCATTTCCATCTGAAGAACGAAGTTGGAACGAATGTTATTGATTTTACTTTCGCGACCCTTCAACCAAGTCTCGTCTTGGTTACTACCACGTTCTGCGTAGCGAACATTTCGAGTTTCCTTCGTGGTTTGTAGATAAACGATACTGGTGTCATACTTATCGACACATTCCTCTAGGAATGAACCTGTGCAAAGACGATCGCCCTCGAAAAGAACAATATCTGTAGCAGCGCGAGATGCAAGAAACTTCACTGCCTCTGGTTGAACTGCCATCGACATCTTGTCAGTGCCACCGAAGACTTCACCTTCTTCATACTTACCCAGAACGTAAATGTTGTCCTTGTTATGATAGGGAACCAACTTTACATCAGTCTTCACTTCACGGGAAATGCCAACCTCGTCTAGCAAACGCTTCATAAGGGTAGACTTACCGCTTCCAGGTTCACCGAAAATTGCAATTACTTTCATCCAAATAAATCCTCTAATCCAACTGATTTCTGTTCAACATCGAACATCCAATTCATTCTATCTAGTGTTCCAGATCGAACGTATTCACCACACTTGTCCTTATTAACACCATATCGCGAAAGCAGTCGAGAGTCAAGTGTTTCTTCGCGAGATTGCCATAAAACATTCCACTCAATACCATACCAACCGTCTGCTGCTACCTTATTGATCTCGTCTGCTTGACGATCTAGATAAAAACCTAGATATCGCGACGACCTTTCTCGGAAGATTTTCTTGAACGAGCAAAGACAGGTTTCCATAGTAAATGCGTCGAACTGTGGTGCAAGAGTTGGATACCGATGACGCAATTCATCCAGAATCGACTGAGACTCAGCTTCCAACCACTGGTATTCTTTCGGGGTGAGTTTACCATTAATCCATTCTTCCTTATTAAGAGCATAACAGAGACCATTGCGGTGCGACTTGCTACCTGAATAGTCATTCAGCATTAGACTGGTAGGTTCAATCTTAATTCCTGCAGTATGCTTTAGATGCTGCATATAGAACCAAGTCGTATAACGACCGAACTTGTGATAATTGGTATTGATAACCTTCCAAAGATTATCGAAGTTTTGCTGTTCATTATCGCCGTAGTGAGATTCTAGAACTTCACGCTGCGATTTCTTGCCCATAAACTTCTGATACGACTCGAACATAGAAGGCAAATGCCCTTTATTGTATTTCGTATCTGTTTGATAACGAAGTCTTTTATAGTTTTCGTTATTCCACCATGTAATACGGTCTACAGTCGCAAGTTCGTAGTCTGGGAACTCATTCTTGAGCACCCAAGATGTTGGAAGGTAATAGGTGTTACCGTATAACCAGCACAACCAAATACGTTCTTCGTCATTGTGTTCATATCGCTTATTGAGGTAGTTGGTCTGCCAGACCGAAGGATCGCAATCCTTGTGACTAACAGACCAAGCATACCAGCGAATGAACAATTCGCGATTATTCATTCAACATAATCTTCTGCAGCAATCCACTCACCAGTTTCCTCGTCATGATACGAGTCGGTTTTTTTATCGTAATAGTGCGTAATCTTACCATCATCATATATTGGAGTAATGGTATTGCACTCGTCGTATGCTGGAATTTCCATATCAATTTCTGTCATCATGTTTTTGGTAAATGAATCTAAAAGAATAATTTTAAGATTACATCTAGGATTCATTCTTTTAACTGATGCAGTTAGTTTTTTAAAATATGTATCCCAATTCTCATAATCTGTTAATCCAGCGTGATGCGTAATGATTACACCATCCCAGATATCCGCCTGTCCCATCTTATTTAGAACACCACCAACACCAGCATTATAAATCGCACCAGAGGTTACTGTAATACTGGCATGATTAGGATACTTCAAGTCAATTTCTTTTTGAATGTGAGTTAGATCAGTTTTAGAGTATATCTGGTAATTCATCTCAGCAATTGCCTGATCAGTTTTAATTCGCTCAATCGCCTTCTTCAAATTAGATGAAATGACTGCCCGTGTCCAAACAGGATCGAATTGATGCGTTACGCTTAACTTAAACTTATCGCTCTGCAGTAAAGTAAATTTATCGTCGTCAAGATCCTTGAGTTTCTTCGCATAACTCTGGATGATTGCACGCTGGCAGTCAGCAGGTGTATTCCCCTTCTTCTTAAATGGTTTATGATTTGCTAGGTTTCCGTAATAATCGATTGTGCAATCATCGTCATCAAAATCACTGCTATTGATATAGATGACGGGTGCGCTAATCCAACCTGCATCAAGCGCCGCACGAGAAGTATGGTTCCCATCAATAATTAATTTTGTTCCGTCTGGATATACGACAACAACAATCGGTTGAACATGTTTTCTCGCCTCAGCAGGATCAGACCGCATCTGGGTTGCAATTTCATCAACATGTGCAGGATCATACAATTCTGCACGAACCTGATTGTGTCCAAATTCTGCAATTACGGTAATGGGTTCTTCAATTGTCGTATAATAACCGTTCTTAACCAACTTGAGAATTTTCTTAGCAAGTTTTGTATTAGCAAGAGCAAAAACATCAACAGGTTTCGGTGCAGGTTCAATACCATTGATCCAATCGATACCAACCTTAGAATGTTCGACAGTAATTATGGACATATCTAAAATACCTCCATCACCACCACCACCATTACTGGAGTTATACCACATATCATTACGACGAGCATCAGCAGATTTTAGTAGATACCGCTCAAGGATAATAGCAATTCTGGCAGAACCAAAATAAAGAATTGTTCTACGAAGATGACCTAATGACCATGCTCGTTGAAGTTCTGGATTTTTAGAAGAGAAAATATATCCATCATCAACATCTGCGCTCTTACGAAATCCGATATAACGCTTGCCAGTTACAAAGTCATACCAACCATAAACATATCCTTTGGTCTTAGCAGAAATTGTAGATAATAGTTCTTCTATCTCATAATCACAATCGTCAAAACTAGAAACTTCCTTGATTTGCGGGGTGCGTGTCATTGCCATAATATAAAAAATCCTTCATAATTTAGACAACCATTATACTAAACTTTAGGGGAAAAGTAAAGGGTTTTCTTCAAGTTTCGCAAATACTTTTACGCATCCGCCTTTACCCTTTCTAAACACTGCTTTGTTAATGACAGTATCGTTGATGTCATACAGACCATCTTGGTAGGTTGGACCGTTGAGTTTGAACATGGACAGTTGACTGCCTGATTTCTGCTCACCGAGGAAAGTAAATCCACATTTCTCGTAGAATTGGACTGCATCTGCTTCTGCAGAAACTCGGAAGTATGCAGCGTTGTATCGATGCGCCTCAGCAATAGCAAAGTCACACAACGTCCTGCCAACACCCTTACCACGCGAGGCATAGAATGTGTGAAGTAACTGCAGGTTGGCAATGATGGGAGTTCGCTTAGAGAATGATACGATGATAGCGCCGAGAAGATTATCATCTTCCCAGACGCCCATACAGTTATCCCAGAGTTCTTGCATGTCTGCCTTTGCGACAAAAGTCTTTGCAAAGGAATCTTGCTTCTGAGTTGTAATGTGTTTACTAAATTCTTCGCGACTGGTTCGACGCAACCTAGACAACATCGTGGAATTCTCGCTTCTTCTCACCGCGAGACTTGTCATACTTGGTATTAATCCAACCAGCGTATTCGTTAAGATCCCAGATGAATGGAGGGAAGTCAAAGTCGTAGTAATCTAGGATTTCCCTTACACTCGCCCAACTGCCATTCAATGCAGCATCAATAAACGCAGTCGCGAACTTGAACTGATCTTCAATCTGCTTACGATCGGTAGTTGAACGGAAGCAACGGAACTCAATCGTACCAGTATGCTTCATGCAATACATGTTGATCGCATAACGGAAAGGACGACCCATGGAAACGCCATCTTTACCTGCTGCATGCATCTTAATAAACGAATCGAAGTCAGTTGCAAGGTTAGCAATGTTATCACACATGTAATCAGGCATCTCACGACCACCGTCAAACTTGAGATATGTCGTAGCACCCTTTGCTGACTTCATACCACCACCATCGCGGAACTGATAACACGCTTCAATAGTGTCTTTCTGGTTTGCCTTGATAAACGCAGTAAGACGCTTCAGTGCATCAATGTCATCTTTCAGACCTGGAACAAAAACGTGAAGGTGTCCATGGTTGACGCAGGATGCAGTTGGTTCGTTGCCGAAATCGACAAACAACTCATGAATTTGCATGATGCGATCAACCTGCTCCTCCCACGTGCGAGTTGGTTTGGTATTAATCTCGCCACCAAAAGGAGGTTCCACCCCCAATGGGTCACACGCGACAAAACGATACGGTTTGTGAATGTTTACAATGTCAGTTTCCGCAAACTCCCATGCACCAAGTTCTTCTGGAATCTCAACACGACGATCTATGTCCCCCCACTCAATTTCGTACCCATAAGTGAAGTCTTCAGTATCATATTTCATATTTACCATATTGCAAGTCCTTATTATTAGTATTTACTGCTGTTTCAGTAATTTCACCATCAGAAACAGTATAAACTATATTCATGTCACAGTCAATAGTTTTTTCTACACCTGCACGATTAAAAATATCATGAGTAGAAGCAACAATTACGCCATTTTCAGTTCTATACTGTGTAAGTGGGCGTTTACCATTGCGGTAGAAGCGAAAAATCTTGTCAGAATGAACTTCACACGCTGAAATTGACGCATCAGGCCAACGTTCAAGTGGATTTTCACCATTTTCAACGGTTTTTAGCAAAAGTTCGCTGTCATTTCGGGTTTCAGTCGCGTAAGAACTAATTTTTGACCAATTTTCGGGTAATTCTTGTGTAATTACACCGTTATGCACGATTGCAACCTTGTCAGTGAACAATGGTTGGTTAAATTCTAGGTCTGAAGTGCTATAACGACAGTGTGCAACCATATAAAGGTTGCCATCTTCATTCAACATGCTATACATGTCAATGCCAGCAAGGAATTCATCCGCTGGAAGTGGTGCTTTGATGGTAAAGATTGTGTTTTTGCGAACAAACGACACACCTGTTGCGTGTAACCCCCGAATACGAGACTCGGAGATAACACGCTTCAGAAGCATCATGTCTTCAGCGTTGGGATTTTGAAGAAATGCGCCGACAACACCGCACATTAGAACAAATCCTCTAGTGAAGACTCCACCTTGAACGCTGCAGGGTGGAACTTTTCTACAATTTCACGACCCATCTTACCTTCGAGGTATTCATACCACTCAGGTTCGTCCCACATTCCAGGCGAAACGCCATTCCAGAGTGGGCGATAGAACTTGTGGTTGCGATCCATTCGACGATCGGTTACAAACTGTTCGCGAGTCTGCTCATATTCCCATGGTCCAAGATCTAGCATTGCTTCGCGGAAATAGCAAACCAACGAAATGCGTTCAGCATCTGGAGTATCTAGAACAATCTCAGTATTAGCATGCATAATCTCGTGATTGTTAACAAGCAAAAGATCTCCTGGACGAACGTTCACTGCCATACGATATTCTGGGAATACCAGATAACCACCAGTATAGTTACCCTTACCAACTACCAGAAGATTCGACAATCCGCTATCTAGATCGCCAGCATCTCGGTGACACGCAGTGCGGAAAGTCTTGTTGACAGTAATGGTGGTAAACACTGTCTCGGGAACGAGGAAGCGAGGGTCCAACTTGTCTGCCGCTGCTCGTTGATTACCCCAACGCCACGGTAGGAGTTCCTTAAAACCTCTGTCTAGAGACTGGAGGAACGGGAACGAAAGAGCAAACTTCTCTGGTTCGTCACGAGTATACGAAGTAGCACGACCGAAGGGAATACGAGGATAACGGTCGAACCAACCAGCAACGCCAGAGAATACTGACTTCGCATAGTTAGTCTGCGAAACCCACTTAGTGGCAATCATCTTCGCTTCTTCTGCGCACTGCTCCTTGGTCTTATTATGAAGACCGTCGACCCACTTATCGAACCAACCGAAGTATTCGGGATATGTCTTACAGACCTGACTGCGCAACCAGACCTGTCCTCGAGTCTCGTCCTCGGTAGAACGACCTGCGCCTTCATACTTCTTACGGATAGACTCAATGGAAAGGTCGTCAATCAAACGTCCATCGGTATTCATCAGGAAGTCTAGAACCTCGAGTTCGTAACTGGTAACCCAATCACGCCCACCACGACCCTCTACGCCAAGAAGTTCTCCGCGAGGTCCAGCAGCGAGTCCACGATTCTGGGATTCTTTTGCTGCCTCGCGGAGACCGATGTATGCGGAATCTCGTTCTTCCTGCGTAAACCAGTTCTTACGAAACTTGAACGCAATACGCTGTTCGTCGCCAAGACTTGGAGAACCGAATACCGATTCCATGTAGCAGTCTGTGTCTTCATTAATAACAATGTCATAATGACTGTCATCAACATATTGACCGAGCAAATGCTCACAGTCAAGTTTAGACTCAGCAACAATAATTTTTACCATAATATCTCCAAAACTTTTCTTACATTATATGTAGGCAACTTTAAATACTACTATACTAGATTTCTCGACAAATGTCAAGTCTTTTTCAGCACATCGTCAAAAGAAATCGGCGTGTAGTTAATCTGCTCCACGCATACACACAGGTAGCGAGGGTCTGGTTCGGTAACAAGTCCAGTCATGTAACCATGAACCATGTTGGTTCTTGTATGCATGATCCGATTACCATGCAGGTGACCGTGGACGTTGCGCTTGAACCGCTCACCTACACAGTCTGGGTGAAGAGGAATATGAGACAGGATGAACTGATCCACAAACACGCGAACGCCATGAATCTGCTCGAACCCTGCCCCATAATAATCCTTATCCTTGTAAATGTCATGATTTCCACGGATAAGGATTTTCCGCCCATTCAGACGCTTCACTGTTTCCAGATGGCGTCGGGCGATTACTACATCCCCAAGATGATACACTGTATCTTGCGGACGAACTGTCTTGTTCCAGTTGTCTACCATTGCCTCGTCCATCTCCTC